AAACTTGGCGATAGTGCCTGAGACGGTCTTGGCAGTCTTGCCGATGCCCTTGATGGCCGCGCTGGCTTCATCTCTGGCGGTGATGGTGACTGGTACATCATACTGAGCCATCTATTTGCGCCTCGCTTTCTTCATCGCTGCATCATGCTCGGCTTGAGCCTGCTTCTGACGCTCTGCCTTCATGCCATCAATCTCGGTGTTGATGGTGTCGATTGCTTCAAACACAAACGCGGGCTCATCAAGCAGACTCGATGATGCGTAGGGTAGGACACCGTAGGCTTTCCACTCGCGGTACCAACCGAGCAAGAGGTCAACTTCAGCATCAAGCTGAGACCAAGGACACCGGCGAAGGCTAGGAGCGAACTCGAAGCCAAGCGACTCGTTTGGCTTCTCGCAGCCTCTTGCTGCTCTGAACTGGTCACCCTCAGCATAGTCCTCGCCTTTGCATTGTGAGCATCCCCAATCGAGGGCTTGGTGCCCGCTCGCTAAGAAGCGAGCGCCAAGCCTTAGCCTTTTTTTAGCCCTGACCTCAGCGTTGAGATCTCAGTGACTGCTGCATAGGCTTCATCGATGAGCGCTTGCTCGGCCCTATCCCAAAGCTGCTCGCCATCGCTTATCTCACGGTCAAGAATATCCAAGCACCGCTCAGCACGCACCACCCTCGTCTTGATGATGCGCTCAATCGATGCTTGCGCCTTGTGGACGTCAACCTTGCCATCACTCTTAATCGCTGAGCGATGCACCGCTCGAAGCTCTCCGCCAGTCATTGGTGCTAAGTGAAGCACAATCTGCTCGCTTTCTTCACGGTCTCGGTTGTTGTCCCACTCTGGCACGTAGCGCCGCACGTCTTCTTGCTTGATATCCATGGTTTGATCCCCTTGTTGTATTATTCGAACTTGATGACAATCTCATCCTCGCCCGCGCTGGTCGCTAGGGCTCGGAAGTTCATTGGCACCACTACTTCATCGCTCTGCGGTGTATCCACCGCCGCAACTTCAAACTCTGCATCATCTATTTCAACGATGAGCTTCTTGCCAGCGGTATCGCCGCAAGTGACAACGATGGCTTGAGTGCCAAAGTCTAGCCGCTTGCCGATCTCAATCGCGAGATCACGACGGCACCGGATAGAGAGCGAGCCAGTAACATCGCGGAAGCCAGGCACATAATCACTCGTACCCGCAACAAACGCCTCATCAGCGATCCCCTTATTGTTGTTTGCAACCGTGACCTCAAAAGAGGTGATTGGTAGCGAGTTACCCGCCAAGGTCAGAGAGCCCAAGATGCCCGCAATCGGTGAGCCTGCCACGGTCTCAGTCGGTGCGAAGGGCTTGACCTCATCGTCATCGGTGAAAGTGATAGAACTATCAACGGTGATGGTGTCGTTACTGACTGACTCGACAACCAAGTCGGTGTCAGAACCAACCGAGATGACTGAGCCCGGCTTGAAGTTCTCACCCTCGCCAGCGTGAACATCAAAAGACGTCCCAGTACCAGAGCCATCGACGGTTGCAGTTGACTCACCCGCTGTGAGCTGCGCCGCGCTTGGGCTTGTGGTGGTCGGGATGTAAAGCCCTGAGCTCTCACCCTCAAAGGTCACCTTCGGCTCTTCACCACCTGCGACGCTGATGGTCATTGAGTTGACGTAGCAACCGGTGAGAGTCTCCATGAAGGTCTCATTGAAGAACTGCGTCAGGCTGAAGCTGCCAAGGTCTTGGTTGGTATTGAGCGAGTAGGTGACGCGAGTGCCACCACTGACGGTCTCGGTGCCCATTGCCCCCTTGAAGAGAGGACCAAGATCGGGTGCGGTGCCAGCGGTCCCGCTTGGCAGCACGTAAGACTCAACCGACCACGTTGCCGACTTCTTGCCGGTGATTTGCTCCAGTACTGAGCGACTCGCACGCGCATCATCGCGCACCTTGCGCTCTTGTGCTGGTGTGAAGCTCGCATTGAGAATCACCGCCGCATCGGTACCCGCTGGCTTGACGAAATCGGTGGCGACGTTTTCGCTGTCGATGTAGGTGGTTTCCTCGTTAACGTAGAACTTACGATTGCGCCCGAGCGCATGTAATTGTGAGACTCCCATTGTGTCCTCCTTAGCTCGAGCTTACCGAGCGTTCGTATTGAATTTGAACCTGTGCCAAGACCGAGCCATCACCCCGCGCATCGGGGTCACCCTCATCAGTCTCGAACTGCACGAGCTTGGTATTGATTGCGTTGGTACCGCGTGTGGGGTCAGTGTTGAGCGCCGCAATCAAATCATCGATGAGATCGTTGAGCTTGGTGCTTCGGTCGCTCTGACTGTTGCCGCTGACGTGACCGATGACGCTGACGTTGAGCGTGCATCGGATGCGGTTGAAGGGCTGATACTCGACCTGCTCAGCTTGTGGTACGTAGCCGATAAAGGGACGCTCACCAGTCTTGACGTCAGCATAGCCGCGAGCGAGCGCTTGCACTTTGACCACCGTGGTCTTGTACCCATTGGCGACGGTGATGCTCTCGAAGGTCGTTTGAAGATTGCTCAAGATGAGCTTGCGAGCTGGTGTTGCCATTATTCGGCACCTTCCTCGATGGCGTCCTCAACCAGACCGTCAAAGATCTCATGAATCTCAGGCAATGCTGCCTTGACTGCTGCGCCAATGTAATACTTTGGAGGCATCCGAACGCTTCGACGCAAGAAGTAGGCGACCTGGCCCTTGTCGTCTTTGAGTGTGCCGGTCTTCTTGTCGAGCCACAACAGTCGATTCTTATCTGCTGGCAAGTCTCGAGGGCTTGGAAAGTCTCGATTGCTGCCGCCAAAGAAGTCGGTGTTATCATGATTTGGGATTGCGAGGGCTTTGGCTCTCGTTGGCTTAATAACACCGCCGCGATCATGGATTAGCGCGTAAGGTAAACCACTGAAGACATCAACCGAAGCCTCATCAGAGTCAGCAAAGTAGACACCGCCAGCTTTCCAAGAGCCTCTCAAGCGACCGGTGTGCGGTCCTTTCTCAAGTAACCGGCCAGTGCTGTCTTGGAGCTGGCGCACCATGACCTGAGACGATTCGATAAGAGCATTGGTGACGCCTGCACCGTACTTCTCAACGAAGCCACGAGCGAAAGCCTCAATGCTGCTCGTGTCCATCTTTGCCTCAAAGTCAGCCGCCATCTCAGTCCTCGTTGTTCTTGAACTGGTCGAGCCTAAATGGTGCCAGTGGTGCGTCTGAGTTGTTGCGGATTGACTCTTTACCAGCGATAGACCCACCACCAAAGAACACGCCGGTTGAGCCTCGCGCCGCCTCTGCACGCAACTCTTTGAGTAGAGCTTGGTAGTGGGTCGTCTTTTGAGATCGTGGACCACCAAGCCCCAAGGCTTGCCGGTCGATCTCACGTGCGAACTTGCCAAGGATTGCTTCGATGCAATCGATGGACGTGAGCACAACATCGTTTCGAATTGTTAGAAGGGCGGTGATCGTCTCATTAGAAAGCAAGACCTCCTCGCTATCGGTGTCACCGATGCGAAGCCGTACTTTGTCGAGGTCGGTGCTCAGATTCTCATCAAAGGAAAAACTCACCGCTTGCCACCCTTCGGTTTAGCTCGTCGCTTAATGCTCTGCGACAAGAGCTCATCTGGTACATCAATGAGAGTCCCGTTTTCCAGCATACGCCGGAAAGCGGGCCACTCACGCGCTTGAGGGAGCGGGGTCCATGGTTGAACCTCGCCCCCTTCAAGTTTCAGCCGTTTGGCTGCAAAGATCATTAAGTCAAGCAACTCGTAAAGAAAGCGCCTAGCTCGGTGCTTACGACTTTAAAGTCGAAAGCCGCGAGCGCTTCAATACGCTGGCTGTGCTTGTGATCAATGCGGTAGTTGAGAACGCGAAGCCCTGAAGCATTGCCACCCTCAACACCGGTGAAGTTGAACATGTAGCCCGCACTTGGGGTCATAAGACCTGGTGCATCTGGCACGTAGTAAAGAGCCGCCTTAGCGTCTCCAAACACGAAATCCAGTGAATCAGTCGCACCTTGCACTGCGCTGTTAACGATTGCGCCAGGAACGTGGACACGAGCAACACCAAACAAGCTCGCCATCAAGTCAGTCGTAAGCATACCGGTTTGGGTATACTTGACGCGCTGCAAGAGGTCGTCAGCATTTGCAAGTGCTGTATAGGTGTCCTTAGAAAGCACGAGAACGTTAGGACGTCGCCCGGTCTTGCTCTCTACAGAGTCAATCTGAGTTCTAATGTCATCAATTGGGGTCGCGTTTGCTGCGTCCCACTTGGTGCTAGGTGTGATGTCACTGCCAGTTGTTGAACCGGTCCACAAGCCAGTTGTGAATGCAGCACCAGCAAAGACTTGCTCACGCTTCAGAAGCAACTGCTCAGTGATGTACTGAGTGGTTGAGACTTCGATGTTGAGCGCTGCATCAGCATT